TCCGCAAAGAACGTGTCATCACCAACACTCACCAATGATCTGTGACACAGACAGCCATACTCCTCAATGAAGCCGTCATCACTCGGTGTGTGAACGGCAGGTGTGCCTGTGTAGATGCCTAAGTTGAGTGGCAACACTCCACGCTCAAACGTGACAAGTAGCTTGTCGCGATAGGCAACCATACCGGTAATAGTAGCACTGCCAAGAGACACACGAGGACCGAGATCAAGCTCAATAGCGTCGTTAGGCGGACCATCACCGTAGTATGTCCCACTTGTGCCCTTGGCACTGATTGACAAGATGCTTGGCTTGCCCGGTATGCCAGCGAAGATCGTGTATTGAGAGTGCGCTATGACGTACTTGCCAATGGGCGTGTTGATGTTGGATAGCGATGCCTCGTCTACAAGGAATTGAGCCTCCATGTAGTTGGGATCAGATGGATTGCCCTTCACTAGTATTGGTGAGTCTACACCATTACCTGCTATGAGGTCTGAGTTGAAGATGGTGAAGCCGACATATGTCGTGGATGCACTCCATGGATTGGTCCCAGCACTAATGAGCATCATCTGTGTGGCTGCACCTGTGCCATCGACCTTGAACCATGCACCACTCTTCTGCACTGCAATGATGAAGCCGTTGAAGTAGGTGTGATTCACTATATCAGTGGTGTCAGTCAGTGTGCTGAATAGCGCAGTGCCAGGACGCAATGCCAATGAACCGTCCGTCTGACGCTCTAAGTTGTCAAGCACCTTGGCGAACTTTGGTGACATGTTGAGGTCTGTGTCGATGGCATTGAGGCCGCCCTCGAATGATCGCACGGTTGTGGTCTGCAAGTTGCTCTGTGGCTGACCACCGCGTGGGTCGAGTGCACCTGTTTGCTTAGCTAGATACATCTATGCCTCATGCCAGGATCATCACGCGGGCCTGCGTCATAGCAACGCTAACCGTTGCCCACTGCTCTAATGCTATCTGCGTCGCACTCATCTGTGTGTTCACACTGGTGACCAAAGCCCACTGCTCGATCGCCAGCTGTGTCGCCTGCATCTGCGGCGGGATCATTAACGCCCACTCTTCAACGGCGAGTTGGGTGGCCTGCATCGTCGTTGCGGGCGCTGGAAGTCCCCAACTTGAGAAACCACTCGGCCGCGTGCCGACAAACGCACTGTTGCCGACGTTCAGCGTGAATGCGTCGCCAACATTGAATGGCACACCTACTGGTGCCACGCTGCTACCGATCGCGCTGTAATTGAAGCCGCCAGTGCCAGCTACCGGATCAGCGGTGCCACTACCGTTCCACTGGCCAGCCGCTGATTGACGAACCCATAGCAACGTGTTGCTAAGATCGATTGCAATGCCAACGGTGGTGCCCTGTGGACAGGCACCGAACGTGCCGAAGCTAACTGCGGCGCCGTTGAAATACGGAGTAAACCCCTGATAGGTCATGAACCCATTGAGGGCGTTCGACCCAAGTTGATTGAACAGCGCGGATGCATTAGCAATGCCGAAGCCGCTGTCGCCGCTGGTGGCGGTGGTGTAGGTGCCCTCGAAATAATATTTGCCTGTGCTGCGGAACAGACTGCGCGCGCCCATGTTGCTGCTGGCGCCCGTGTAAGACGTGACCACTAGATTATTGGAACTTAGCGTCGAAGCCTTGGTGTCCAGCGTGTTCCAGGCTGTACCGATTGCAGCAGTTACCGTGATGGTCTGTGATTGTCCCGATGCAGTCCATGTCGAAGCGTTCAGTGCGGCACAGGCATCTGTCCATGTGCTGCCATCGTCGGAGTAGACCAAGCCGAATTGGGTAGGCGTGCCGGTGTAGCCTGCGCCGGAACTGATGATGACAGAGGCAATATCCCACGCATTACCGGCACCGAAGTCATATTGCCACCAAGCATTACGATATTCACCACCGATACCAACCCATTCAGTTGCAGTGCTGCCATCGACCGCTTTGGGCGCATCAGTAGTGCCTGGAGTATTGACCGACGACGCGGTTGCTGTGCCAGTGCCGATGCGATTGGTGCCACCGGCATCACGCAGTTGAACTTCGGCCAGCTCTAAGCCATTTGCACCTGCTTGCAGACCAGCAATGCGCCAGTAGCGATGCGCTGCCATCAGGCGGTCACCGTTGGCCCGATCTGCGCATTGTTGACACCCGTAGGCGTCCATGCCGCACCAGTTGCAGGATCGGTCACGTCAGTGCGCCACATCCATGCAAACGTCGTGCTGACTGGACCGGGCGTGCTTTGCACCGTAGTGCTACCGCTCTTGAGTTGCACCGCGCCCGAACGCGATCCAGCATCAGACTTTTGAATGAAGCCACGCGTTGTAACCGCGACGACGCTAGCCGGTGTCACGCCGATGCTGCCGATGCCGTAGAAGTCGGCGTCGCCCACATTGCTGTCGTAGACGTAGGTGGTGGCGCCGTCCTGCTGTGCCTCCATGAGGAACGGATAATTGGACGACTGCGTTATGTTGACCGTGAAAGCGGCAGGCGAGGCAGTGACACTCACTGCCGGGTTGTTGGTCGGGAACGATGCGTAGGCTACGGCTAATGTGTAGGCGGTGCTGAAGTTCGTGTTGACGGAATACGCGCCGCTTGCTGCATCGCTATCACTACCAACCCAGTATCGCGTTCCTGCAGTAACTGAGACCGGCGTTCCGAAGGTGAATGTCGCAGTTCCTACGCTGGGCGCACTTACCGGCGTAGCTGACCCCAACGCAGTCCCGGGAAGCCCGGACGCATCAGAGAAGATGGAACACTTGGTATTTGCCGTGCTGGCCGTTGTGACCGGCAGCGTAATCGACCCTACCGCGCCGGTGACGCTCGCGATAAATGGCGTATATCTGGCGGTGCCGCTTTGAAATGCCTGTGTCGAGGAAGCACTGTAGATCAGTTGCGGGAATGCGGCAGCGCTGGCGGTAAACTGCTTGCTGGCATCGCTCGCCGGCATCCGCACATAGGTTCGCACATCGCCGACCCACGGCACAGCACTCGCGTCGCTACGCCACAGCAGGTCGTCGAACTGGTGTCCGGTTGCAGCTGACTGCGTCGATAGTGACAGACGGTTGGCGTAGTTGTTCGCAGTGCCGCCGCGTGTGTTCAACGAGCCCAGCGTGAAATCGTTCGACGTGTTGCCGTTCTTGCGCACGGTAAACGAGCCGGTCGTGTTATTGATGACCACCTCAAACTCAAATGCGAACCACTGATTTTGCAGGGTGATCGCGCCGGTATAGGTCGCCAGCGTCGTGCCGCCGGGGGCACCGGACTGCAACAGTATCGCACCGTCCGAGCGGAAGACGATCGAGCACTGGGCTGTCGCACCATCACTCAACTGGATATTGTTTGCTGCGGTCGAGCCGGTGATGGCGGAAGTCTGACGGATCGCGCACACGATGTGATGCACCGCATCGTTCGCTGGCGAGTTCTTGAACCAGAAGAAGCCGTTGGCCGGCGCGAGCGCCTGTGAGCCGATGAACCGCCCCGGCGTTATCAACGAGAACTGAGTGGCCGCGTTATCCCAGTAACCAGCGCCGGCATCAGCAACCGCAGCATACAGATCGAAACTATCGCCGAACGTATACGCCATCGTATCTACACCCGCATTGCCAAGATGGTGATGCCAAGATCACTCAGCGTCGCGTCCTGACTACTCGGCGCGACCATCTGCAACACATCACCAATCGCTAACGACCCGCCACTGCCAGCTAATGTGCAACTCGTATGTGAGGCAGTCGTAATGGTAATGGTGCCGAGTGCTGTCGTTGCACCACCACTAATCTTGTTGAGTGTGAAGATGGCAGATGAAGTTGCTTGTGTCGTGTCGTAGACAACTGTTCCAGCCAATGCAGATGGAATGGTCAGTGCCCACGGCATTGGTATATTGATGGCAACACTTGCTCCCGGCTTGCCAACGAATGGAAACGCCATTGGCACTTGTTGCACCTCAGCTGGCAACTGTGCATACGTAATGACAGTGCCACCACCACCAGTCCTGTTGTCTACATACTGCTTAGTGCTGGCCTCCAATGCTGACGTTGGATCACGTGACAACATCAGTATACCAGTCATGACATCACCACGACGATCTATGCAGTCTCCGAACGCTGCATCTAGGTCGTCAGCCTTCAGTATCTGACCACGTATCCAGTTGGTGACAGTCATGCCAACGGGTCCTGATCGAGTGTGAACCAGCCACTGTCTTCGCTCTGGCTGATGTACATATCCGTCGGGAATCGTGGATCGAGTTCCAATGGCTGCTGAGCGAAGTTGGCCTTCATCATGCGCCGTCTATTGGATGCCAACAGCTGGAACTTGTTGACCTGTGCGGGCACAGTGCCATCATCGACACAATACATCCAGCATGCGTCATACTTCAGCAGTAACTGGTCCAAGTAGAGCTTGTCGTTGTCACTGAATGGAATGTCGTTGCGTTGGCGCGCCCACACGATCACACTACCACTGCTATCTGGCGGGTAGACTTTGAACGGTCTGTGTGGCACAGTGTAGTCAGGTTGCATATACCACACCTGACCACCAGTGTTCAGTGAGAATGGATTGAGTGACTGTGGGAACTCACGCAGCTTCCTGTTGCGCCCACCGACATACACTGCTGCTATGTCACCGTAGTCATCAACATAGCTGATCGATCCCTTCAGGTCCTGTGTGAGTGCACCTGTGGTTCCATCGAGCGGTATGCTCTGATAGAACATGTAGTCAGGCCACCACATCTCCTGTATCTCCATCAGCCATGCATCCTGCACATGCATGCGGATGCGGTCTGACGCATACAGCTGTGTAGCCACACCAGGGACCTGAGACAGCAGTGTGATTACATCACCAACGATATCCTTGACCAGCGTAGGCATGCCACCCCCATGAAGAAGTGGCCCCTAGTATGGCTAGGCCTAGTAGGGGCCAGTATACCTTGCTAGAGGTGATTATGCTGTATACTGTCTGATTCCGTGCAGTCCTCCATTGTTGCTGGTATTCACATCATTCACGAAGTCAAACACCGCACTGATGATGTTGGTGCCATTCAACGAAGTGGTCGGTGCATACGTGCCACGTGGATCACCAGTCGTTGCTGTTTGCGGATCAGTGAGCACAGCTGCTGTAAGCGTGCCCGCAGCCGCTGCTGCACCATTGGCAACTTCCCATCCTACACGCAGTGCCTTGTAGGGAAGTCCCAAACCACTACCACTACCAATGCTTAGCGTAGTGGCAGACGATGTGCCACTGGTCATGTTGAGGAAGGACTTGAATGCCTTCTTGCCAACAACTGGTGTCGCACCATTCAGTGTGATGTCCTCACGTATGGGCTGACCAAGGTAGTCCCAACCATACAGCGTGATCACGTTGGTGTTGGCCGCACTGGCTACATACGTGCAAGTGCGGCCATACGTCTCTGGGAACGCTGCAACACTGCTCAAGTCAGTTGCACCAACTGCTGTCAGGCTGCCTGCATTCAGCACCAGTGTCGCGTTGTTGGCAAGTGGTGCACCGAACGATACACGTGTAGGTGCATTGTAGTTCACGTCACTGCTGTACATCATAGCAGGGACATAGTTGTTGATGCGGCGAGGGAAGTTCGTCGGGTTCGTGATTACATTCGGCATTTACTCTATCTCACCTCCTTCGAGGGTTTGCAGCCCACCAGTGCTTGCACGTGGCCGATACTTGGCACGTGTCTTGGCATCCACGATCTCCTTTGGTGTCATGTTGGCCATGTCATTCGGCATGACTTCGCCAGTCACCATGTCCACAATCGTGGGCGTCTCCAACACACCGATGCGTTGCAGTTGTTGTTCATCATCAGCAGCCACGAACATGCTGTGGCCTTGTGGGAAGTAGACCATGTAGCCCTCATGGAACACCTCCTGCTTCGGCACCAGCTTGCGTGCAATGATCTGCTTGTTCTTCAGTGGACCAACTTCACGCACCTCCTCCTCGATGTGCATCACTGTGCGATAGAAGTCACCAGTGACCTTCTCAGCTTGGAATGCAGGTTTGAAGTCAGTTGTGCGAGTGCCACTCATGCCTTTGTGGCTCCTGACACTGTGGCAGCCGCACTACTTGCCATTGCTTGTTCCTGCTCCTCAGTCATGGCCACATTAGTGACACGTGGTGTAGTGTCCACAAGTCTGCGTGCTGCTGCTTGGTCAGGTGTGTCCACCATTACTTCGGTGCCACCGCCTGTCGTTGTGTCATTGCCACCACCACCAGTAATGGTATCAGTGCCACCAACCAGTGTTGTTGGCTGATCCTTACCAATCATGTCAGCGACACTACTCAGTGAGTAGGCACCATCTGGAGGTGCTGTAGCACTGCTGATAGTTGACGCAGCACCACTGCTTGTAGATGCCCCACCGACTGTTGACGATCCACCACCTATTGCGGAGGTGCCACCACTGCCTGTTGTCGTTCCACTCATGTGCGCCTCCTAATGTGTGCAGCGTGGATCACACGCAGGCACACGTGGATACTCTTTGGTCGTTGTTGCCGTCACTGGCGTAGTGATCGGTGGCACTTTGTCTTTGGCATAGCGCCGATCAGTTGGTGAGGACTGCATGGGTTCTATATGCCCTCCACAAACACCATTGGCCTTGCCACACTACTCTGGAGCCGACTGCATCCACATTCCACGGAGCCACAAGCTCCTTCACCTTCATGTTCACACCACGCAGCATGTGCAGCCGCAAGTAGGTGTCATTGATGAAGTATGCGAACGACACTGGGCAGTCTTCGTCATACATCAGTGGGATGCCATTGTGCAGGCAGCCCTCGAAGCCAAGATCGAACATGCGCTTGCCTGCTTTGCCTTCACTCAGCGGTATCGTCATCTTGTCTCTTACCGCTTGCCTATACATGCGGTAGATGTTGCGTCCTGCGAGTATCACCGTTGGACGCTCACCCTTCAGTGTCAAATCCATCAGGATGTCATCGAACACTTCTTCGATTGAAGTGCTGTCCATGGCACCTGCGAATACATACGCGCTTGTGCGCCATTGTGGCTGAGCGGCACGATTGATGCCACCCAGCGTCCCTGTTGTGGGATTGGTTGGTATGACAGAGCCGAGTCCAAGTGGATCGGTTCCACCTCCGACTGCGTAGAGGTATTGGCTGAACTTGTCCTTAATTGACTCCTCAAGGACATTCATCTTCTCCTTCATCAGCTTAAATATTGCAGCAGGTCCGTTGTTTTCATCCTGCTCCTGATCGCTGATGATCACTGTGCCTGCGACACGGGAGTATCCATACTCCACCGTGTCGAACTCATCGGTCTGGTTAACAGGCAGGGGCGTATAGTAGTTGTAGCTCGTGATGTTGGGATTGCGTCCAACGGTGAGAGGATTGGTGATGTTATAGCCACCATCCTCATACTCAACTCGATCATTAGCAAACACCCAAGCCATGAGTGCATTGCTCTTGATCGATGCAAGGACCAACTTCCTTCTACTCTTCGTCAGTGTGCTGTGCAGAACATCTGCAACAGCGGGGACAATTGTTCCAACAGGCATTGCCTACTCCTAGTGTTGAAGCCCACTTTCACTCATTGCACTGCGAATGATGTCGGCCCAACTAGCATTCTCATTGAATTGCTGTGTGCCAACACCATTCTGACCGACGCGCGTTGTTGTCTGCTGTGACACACTGCGCTGTCCAGGCAGTGGGCGTTGTTCAACACGTGGTTGAGTAGGCTGCTGCTGGCGCATGGCAGCGATCTGCTGCTTCAAGTTCTGCGTCCAGTCTAGTCCGTTCTCATGTGCCCATCTGATCATCTTGGTATAGGCACTCTGCAACGGTAGCGCTGGTTGAGCCTGCAACATTTCTGCAAGCACGTCAAGGTTCTCATTCGCCTCCTGGTTGTCCTGTAGGAACGAATCGAGATCGCGCTCAGCTTGCTGTCGGGCCTGTATCTGCACCTGTTGCTGTTGATGCTGGCCCATAATCGGTGCAAGCTTGCCGTCAATCATGCGGCTGAGCGCTTGCATATCCATTCCTTGTGTCACGCCTTCGGTCAGGAATGGTATCTGGTAGCCCTTCGCTTTCACTTCCTCTACAAGTGACTGTAGTGTGCGCACTGGATCACGCATGAAGTCAGCCATCACTTGAATAGCGATGCGCTGGTCTTGCGGCCCCACACCCAGACGCGCTGCTTCCTGTATCACCTCTTGTGATTGGCGTATGCTGTTCGTGAGCCCTGCCACTTGCTGCTTTAGCTGATTGTTCTCTCGTGTTACTCGTTGGCTGTCTTCATAGATGCGTCGCTCGATTCCACCTGTGGCAACAATTCGTCCACTAACTGGGTCAACCAGATCGCGGGTATTGGGATTGTCCGCGTTTGGTCGTTCGAGCAGTCCATCATGTCTGCGCCTGAAGCTTGCCTGCGCAGGTGGTTGAGTTCCGCTGCTCTGCTCAATGCCTCCCTGAGTTGGCTGCGCACTGCTGCGTCCTTCATTACTACTACCTTGCGCTGAGTCCTGCGTGCTGCCACCAATGTCGGCACTGCTGTCCTCCTGGAAGTCAGGTATCGTCCCGAGTATGCTGCTCTCTGTGTCGCTCATTTCCTCACCACGTCGCTCTGTTGCGGAATGTGTGATTGGCTGCCGTCACGTCAGGCGCAAATGGTTGACTTCGTGCAGTTGGCCGAGTCGTTCGTCCGTCGAGATTGTACGTGTCAGCTATATCCTCCGCACATCTGCGTAGTACGAATGCTGTGCTTTCTTCTGACCCACCACCCATTGCCGTCTTGTGCCGTG